ACCACAATGCATTGTTTACATTGTGTACAATTGTGGACAGAGATGAGGCCCTCCAATTAGTACCCAAAGATGGATTTGAAGACCTGCCCGATCGATCCCCTCAGGATCTCATCACTTTTCGAGGCTTGGATATTCCGCCCTAAAAAATGGACCTTATACCCGGCGGATTCAATTCTCTTCAGTTGGTATTCCCTTTTTGACAATTTGGGCCTCTCCATTGTGAATTTAGGGTCTGAGTCCTCCAGGACCAATTTGATCTTATCCAGATTCTGCCTCGTGTGACCATACCTCTCAGACCATAGGATCACGATCCCTTCCACAAAATCAATTTGTCTTATCTGATGATAAGTCTTTGTTTCAATGTCAAGTGCTCTCATACTATTACGCAATAAAATGGATTCTCTTGTGCTCCATCCTTCTGATCGAACAACTCAAGTACTATGCCCTCCGGCCTTGTTTCCTCCCTACCTTTGTAGGTCATTCCTGTTTCTATCCCAAAGAAGGATTCAGCCAATCGAGTCGCTTCATCCCTGCTTTCACACAGGACTTCACCCGCCATTCTTAATTCGTGATCCTGAAATATGCTCATAATTCAATGTCTAATCCGGTTACTATCCTATAAATTCCACGTGTCAATTCAACGTCGTATGAGGCGTCATGCAGGCGATCCTCATTGACCACTATACCGAGTTCCCGTGCCACTCGGTGCTGTTTGAAGGAAGGCATGGACGCCCTTCTCTGAATAAGGTATTGAGACGCCAGGACGAGTGTGTCAAGCGTATCAGTCCAGAACCAGGAACCAATGAACTCATCCCCATTCTGTTTGAACCAAGCCCGCAGGAACACATCATCGAAATACCTGTTGTTGAATCCCACATTCCAAGCCTTTTGTTTGGTATCAAAAGGATCGATATATTTGCCCAATACGGCCTTAAATTCTTTGTGGGCATCTTTCATATCCTGATAAGACAAAAGTTCCTCCTGTGTCTTCCTACAGGTCCGTAAGGCCCCTTCATCGATGATGGCTTTGGGATGAGGTCTGGAAAAGATATTGAACTTGTCCACAACCTCATCGTTGATCTCAATCAGACCTGCGATCTGATGGATTGAGTTCTTCCGAACATCTACCCCCGTTGTCTCCAGGTCATAAAACACTTTAATTATGTCCATCTTGTTTTTGTTTTAAAAATTTGAAATAGTCGTCAATGGCTTTATCCCAAGCCTTATTGGCTTTGCCTGCACCATAGATGAAGGCAAAGACCAATAAGTTGAATAATACTATTGCACCTATTGCGTACCACATAACTTATGAATTTAGGATCATGTTGATGGGTTGCAGAGGAGTGCCGAACGTGGCTGTCGTGATCCATATCTTTCTGCTCTTCTTCAGCGCCTGGATATTGATCGGGTAGAGATCAATCTCAAAGGTCGCCGGTGATTCAGGACCTTCACCCCATGACTTAGGGTTGCAGTGAAATTGACCTTTGTGTGTTACTGGAAATGTAGGCTCTACAGTAGTGACACGGATCGGCTGAGCAGAACGTCCGAATGTGAGTACAGTCAGTTTCAAGATCTTGGTCTTTTTGACTGCCTCGAGTTCCTGGTCGTCGAGTTCCATGCAGAAGGTTACGAGTCCATTGTTCTGAGCGTGAGCCGGCAATGGCAAATACTCTTTTTGGTCTTTAGCGAAGACCACGTTGTGTTGTTCGAATTCAATTGCTTTCATTTACTTCAATTTTAGTGTTATTAATATATTGCCAAGAATATCCTTTGTGAGCGGTTTTTATACCATTACAACAATCACATACATGCCCTTGATGGAACCCTGCTTGTTTTACTGAATGCGTACTTTCGAATGTTATTGTCTCCCCTGTTTTGAGATTAGTTCCCCGCACAGGGAAAGACAATTTTTTAGAGACTTTCTCATTTCGAGTTCCGAAGTTGTTATTATAAGAACTTCCACACCATTCGAGATTGGTCCATACGTTATTTGTTCTGATTTCATCCTTATGGTTTATCTCAGGAAGACACTCCGGATTCGGAATGAATGCCTTTGCTACGAGTCTATGAACAAGTCTGTTCCATTTATCGGGGGATTTATACAGAATCAAACAAGGGTAACCTTTTCGATTCAAGGAAGAGCGAAGAATTCGTTTAGTCTTTGAATTCCTTACTCTCCCAAGATCACTTACTTCATACAGTCCTGAGAATTCTTCTATATCTCTCCATTGTTCTTCCATGACCGAATTGACTTAATTGTTGATTGAACAAGGTTGTAAGTAATGGCCCATCCAAGTCCTGACAGAAAGAATGTGAGCAGTCCAGTGAGTCCGATCTTCCAGGCCAAAGCCCCTCCGATCCATATCCATATAAATATAGAGGATATGATCCCGAGTAAACCCAGGACCATAAGAATAAGCATGCAGGTGAATAGCACCTCTGAAAATTTAAGCTTACGATTAAGCTTATTGATCTTCTTCGTCTTCATTTTGATTGATGTTTATACGTGTTGCAAATTTAATTAATTAATTATTCGACTATTTTTTGAATCCAGCATCTCGGTTGAGTAGGATGCGGAACTAAAATTGTTTTCTTACCTTTCATTTCCTTGTCATGCTGAGCCTTCAGCTTCTGTGCATTCTCCAGGGGAGAAAGAGCCTTCTTGCGAAGGTTCTTCTCCTTCCTCTTTGCGTCATATTTTCTCATTCCCATATTCATATTATGCTTCAAAATCGATTATGAATCCCAAGTGGTGTTTTGCCCTGGTGTAGGCTACATACACGAGATTTGATTCTTGTTCAGCCATCCATTCGATTGCCATTGCTCTGCGGTTGTAGAGTTTCTCCGGGCAGGCAATAAATACTCTGTCGGCCTCCAGACCTTTAGACTTGTGGATCGTTGAGAGGCAGATCCCGGCACGGTTCCCTTCATTGAATATCTGTTCGATACGAGAGACTAATTGGCGTGTCTGAGTCAGTCCTTCAGAAAGGACCTCGATCGCCTTGATCTTATCTTCATAGATGGTGTATTGATTGCTGAACTTTGCCTCGGCCAGGCTGCACTTTTGCTGAGATGAAACTCTCTGAGCGATCTTGTTCAATTCCTTATCCAGGATCGAGAGAGCGTCCATGATATTGGTCCGTTTAGTCTTGTTCAGGAGGTTGATGAGGTTAGTCCCTATGTCTTTGCCTTTGATGTAAGCCTTGACGCCCTGAGCGATGTATTTCATACAGAGTTTGGCAAGGGGAGCAGTAACACGACAGAGGATCATGTCCCCATCCTGAACGTCTTTGATACTGGCTTCGTGGTTGACAGATCCTTGAGGAGCATTGTCTCTTGCCTCTATCTGAGGAACCAGGGACTTTGCCAGGTCAATGATGTCTGAGTCACACCTGTAACAAACAGACAAAGGAAGTTGAACCGTGTTCGGAATAGCCTTCAGGAGGTTGAACGATTTCACGTCCGCTCCGGCGAATCCATATATGGCTTGGCGAGGATCTCCTACAGCGATGAAACGACCTTCAGGCTTTACACACTTAAGGAACATTTCCCTCTGAGCAGCGTTGAGGTCCTGACACTCATCGATGAACACCCAATCGTATTGGGGCATCCGGATGTTCTTCATATTGGGGAAGTATATCATGTCAGTGAAGTCAATTTGACCCATTTCCCTGAGCCCCCAATTGATCGCCTTTTTGGCAATATCCATTTCATTGTCTACCAAGTCCAGACCATGCTTGTAGACGAGGTCGTCCATATCAGAACCGGAGTTGCAAAGGTTCACACGGAAGAGATCAATCAACTTCATGATGTTGGCTTTGTACTCAGAGAGTTCTTCGTATTCGAGTTCCATGAGAGGTTCGATCCCCCCGAACTTAAGACCTGTATTGACCCATGTACGATATTTGTCCGCCTGGATCTTGGTCTGGATCTGATTCATAATTGATGAAGCTCCGAGACTGTGCAGGGTCTTAACCTCAACGTTGCGGAGGTTACCGACCTTGATCTTCAGTTCTTCCACGATAGCCTTATTGAAGGCAAGGAAAAGAACCGACTGAGTCTCGGGGATAAGCTTCAGGGCGTTCACGATAGTGGTTGACTTACCTGAGCCGGCCACTGCGTCTATGACTGCGTTCCCGGTTCCGTCCTGAATGAAATTGTAAATTGCCTGTTGATATTTTGATGGAGTAAAAGCCATGATTGTAAGTATTATGAGTTTATGATAATTTGGTTACTGTGTGAGCTCCTCCATCTAAAATAGCGGTTTGCCCAATTTCCAGAGATCTTACTTGGTTGATGTCATCTTCATCATATCCAAGGTCTTCAGTGAAAAAAGTTATATCCTTAATAGCATCGGGGGCGTTGTTATATTGAGCAGAATCCAATTTGAGTAAAAATTTTGAGGTTGTCATGATTTTATATATTATGGAGGGCCGAAGCCCTCCGGTTATTGGTTCGAATTATTTAATCAGTTGAAAGCATTTGTTGTTGTAGTAAGCGAAGATGTCCATCTTCTGAAGTTTACCCTTTGACAGGCATTCCATTTGGCTCCTGTCATACTTAATCTCTACCCCTCTGAACTGATGAGATAATACGTGACCCGAGCAACTGATGTATTTGTACTCGATACCTGAAAATTCGTAACCGCCTTCGATTAAGATGTTTACCACCTTTGCGAGATCCTGAAGTTTTTCTTTATTTGTCATTGTCTTTGTTTCAGCTATGCCCTGGCTGACCGGTTTTAAATTTTATGATGGGACAAATGTACGACTTCTTTTTCATATAAAAAAATTATTTCAGTGAAAAGTGAAACTATTTTTCATCTTTAACGTATACAAAAAGTGCCGGAGATCTTCCCCGGCACTTAACTTATTCAATATCAATTCCTTCATCGATCTGCCTGATTCTCTCCTGGCATATATGAATGATCTTCTCGTAGTCCAATCTCCTGGGATCGGTGCCTTTTTTCCTGAGCACTCTTTTGACAATGTCTGCATCGAACGGATTAAGTTTATATTCAATCCAAATGTCCCATGGTTGGATCTTATGCTTTGAGTAGTCAGATGATCCTACATTGTGCCCACGAACGTCACTCTTTTCCATCTCCGAAAATCTCAGGTAGTACCTCCTTGAATATATCCCTCAAAGGGATCATCAACTCTCGCATCTGTGGATGAGCCGCAGGTGAACACCTTTGCCGGAAGATCTCCCTCCATTCTCTGAGGTTGGCAGTGACAACGATTTCGGTCTTCAAGGAATTCGGCAGAACAGATCTTGCTTCCTGAGGGTTCCAACCTACCTGGATCATACTCTTATAAATGTCCTGAGAATTCTGCATAGCATTAAGCCAAAGGATTTCACCGTGTGACTGAAGACCAAAAGTAGATTGATCCCCTTCACCAGGTTCGATCTTTGACCAGGACGGAATAATGAAAGTAAGTTGATTGTCAAACTTGTCATTTGAGTAATTACAATATCGGGTAGACTCCTGAGAGAAGGAGGCTATCCTGTGCCGAACCAATTCATGTGAGACCCCCCTGTCACAAATGAACTTCACAGAAACAGACTGATGTTCGACCACGGACAAATGACCCCGACCGACTATCATTTCCACAAACCTACTTGCTGAGTCCTCAGTGATTTTGTCCTCAGATTTATAGCAAGTACGACCAGCCATTTCAATGGCTTTAAGGATCTGACTCCTATCTATAGGAGTCAAGATCTCAAACGATGGTTTTATTAGTCTCATAGCTTTTTATTTTGTACCAGTTGAACCGAATCCCCCTGCCCCTCTTTCGGTAGACTCAGGATATAACTCACTCACTGTGTCCACCACTTCGATACCTTCATAAGATACCGGAACCAAAAGCATCTGGACCAATTTCTCACCAGGCAAAAGTTCCTGGACGTCCATTCCTATATTAGTAACATGCAGGTGTACCTCCCCCTGGTAGTCCTCATCAACTACACAGGCCCCGACCTGAAGATGTTTCTTTGTGGCCACACCTGATTTGTTCATCACGATCAAGGCAAAGCCTTCAGGAACCTGAACATGAATCCCCGATGGGATGTTTACGTCTTGACCTGGAGCAAGCCAGTGTGATCCTGGAAAGTCATTTGGGATATAGAAGTCAATCCCGGCCGATTTCTCTGTGCCCCGTGTTGGGGTCTTTACGTCTCTTACTTTAGTGATTTTCATACGCTTTACTTTTTAAAAATTTGATTATAGAATAAGTCAAACACCTTGGCCTTATAAGACTCAGGGGTTTGTCTGAGTTGATCATTCTTGAGTGGAACCTTTTCACGGTCCAGGATTTCATCCGGGAGCAGACCTCTGAAGGTATCTTTCAAATGCTTCTTTTCGATCCTCTCTGAATAAGGGAGAGCCAGGGCATACTTGACTACATCATGTGAGAGGAAAGGATTTCGTAGTTCGATGGTGTACCTCATCGAGGCCCTGTCCAGGCGAGGCAGATGATAGAATGGAAGTTCTTCAAATACATCAGACTTCTGAGAGTCATAGGTCTTGATGCGCCTGTACCCTCCAAACAGTTCATCCGCTCCGTCTCCTGTCAATACGATCTTTTCAGGAACCACTCCCAGAAGTTTATGTTGAGGGATCACTGAACCAAGATCGACGGGGGTTTCATTCCAGAGAAAACTTTCGGCCATTTCCTGATCAATATCATAAGTCAAGTAGGTCAAATCAATACCAAGGAATTGGGCCAATAAATTGGCATATAAGGCCTCATTATTCTCCACTGAATAAAAGGTATTGGTTGAGCCCAAATCATTCAGGATTCGGGCTATTATGGATGAATCCAAACCTCCTGAGACCAATGTTCCAACCTGATATGTTTTAGAGATCAATCTCCTTTCAACAGCCCTATATAATAAGGTCCGGAGGTCCTCCTTCGGTTGGTTCTTGGTCCAATCGAAATAAGGATACGGATCAACAATCAAGATCCGTCCGGAGACAAAAACATAGAGCCTGTTTGGCATGATCCGGCGTACGCCTTCCCACGGTGTTCGATCGTCTGTGTTATACCCCCATTTGTAGACTGAACTCTTGTATAGTTCATCGAATGCTTGGTTCCGGACCAAAGGCCGGATCTCTGAGCAGATTTCACCCCTTTCATTATAGTATAGTTGTTTCTTCCCTAAGGGGTCAGTGAAGCAATACATGAATCCATTTGGGGTGACGTGGACGATAGACCAAAACCCATCCCAATTGTTCGCCTCCTCCAGGATGTCCCGGATGTTCTCAGAGTTGAACAGGTCAAGCAGATACTCAACGTCTGAAGTGTATTTCATAGGGATGTTGAAGATCTCCCCATTGAAGAGAAGAAGTCCCCCATCCTTGAGCTTAAGGGGTTGTTCCCATCCATCCCCTTCAACAGTCTGGATCGGAAGGCGATGGTGCCCAAAGTAGAAACCGAACCCCTGTTCGTAATGAGATTCGATCCCCCTGTGTTTCAACAGGGGGATTCGATCAAGATCTCGTGTTATTATTATTCCGCACATATTATTTAAGTTTTACCTGTATCACTCCTCTACCCCCTGCTTCTTGAGCTGATTCTATGAAATTCAGAGACTTTAAATATCCTACAGCTCCGGGATTCATCCTCATATTCCTTACATAGATGGTTCTACCTTTTGCTTTCCAAATTGATCCTACGGGTTGAACTAATTGAAAATTAGGGTTACTTATACCAAGCTGAGTTACAAAGATTTGTTCTGAAGTTGTCATATCTATTAAGTTTGATGCAGCAAATGTACGATATATTTTTCAGATAAAAAAATTATTTCAGATAAAAGTGAAATTTATTTTCCATGGTTCTCGTGGTAACCATATTCGATCTCGGCTTCTTTCCTTGCTTCAACAGCTTCTTCGAAACTGGTAAACTCCCCGAGATTCTTCACCTTTCGATCTACACTTATATAAGCTTTCCATTTATTCTTCAGGGGCCTGAAGCAAACCCCGACTACCCCTGAAGTGTTATTTGAGTTCATTTTTCTGTTCTTCTGATTCTCCTTATGGGGTACGTCTCTCAGGAGGTTGATCTCATTGTCTGACTGGTCATGTTCTATGTGATCGATCTCTTCTTTAGGCCATTCTCCGTGAATATATAACCAAGCGAGTCGATGAGCTCTGTATGGTTTCTGATCTATAGTTATTTGTCTATGTCCATACCCGTGAGTACATCCTGCTAAGTCCCCTTTCTTTGCTCTACCTCTTTGAACCAACCAATGAAAGTCTCCTGTCTCAGGATTATAAGACAGGAGTTCCTTCAATCGTTCCGATGTTAGTAGATTACCCATTGGCTCAGTTCTTTGTGATAAGCGTGGAAACTACCAGCATAATAGTTTAGAGCCCCACATTTCAATCCCGGATAAACAGATTGGAGTTCATCAACCACATATTGTTGAATGGCATGAGTAAGCCAAATGTCGATTGCGAAATGATTAAAATAATCATTGCTCCGGATGTAATACAGGACCATCAATTTGTTGTTCCTGATGAGGAACTGATATGAGATCGAGCAGGGGATTCGGGTTTGAAACCCTGCAGAGTCTTTTGTGTCCACAGGATCAAATATCATAACCATCGCCCTCCTGGTGTGTTCATCATCCTTCAGAGCAGCAATGGCGTTGTCCAATTGCCCCATGTGATTGATCCTTTCCGAATAGGTGTAGTCAAATTTATCCCCCTCAGCTTTCGACATTAGTTTCTGCCAAAGGTCCAGGCGTACCTTATATGAGTTCCCGGGATTGAGTCCAGCCCTGTTCAAGCGGTCTCCGAGTTCAGTCCAGCAATAGTCTTCAATGTTCTTGGCTTCATCCTTAAAGATGAATTCCAGCATCTCCTTCTTCTTAAGGAAGGGCTTGGAGATAATGAAGTTGACTCCGATCAGTTCCTTGGTGTTCTGGTTCTTTCCCTCGAGCGCCTGGTTCTGATAATGTTTCACAGGGACTGTGATCCCTGATACTTTCAATTCGCGATCCATCTCTTGGATCATTTCTAAACAGTCTTTAAATATCCGTGCCATTTTCTTTTTGTTTTACGAGTTCACAATACTTTTTACTTCCACAAAATTGACAGACTTTTTCCTGAGCAGAATATCCCACCATCTGGCAAAAGTCATATTTGTTTTGATCAACATAGTTGTTCGGTTTGATCAGCCGTTTTTGAGTGTAGTCCTCCTCATGCCTGTTACCTTCCAGGAAGTCCTTAATCTGCTGAGTGATGAATGTACAGAACTCAACAGGCATAAACTTTCCAGTCTGTTTGATCAGCGATCCATATTGTTTATTAGTCTGGGTAACATTCTTGGGGAAGAATACAAAATCATCCGGGCATCCTTGGATCTTGGCCCGTTCCCGGATGGTGAACGGGTATAAGGTGTCACTCCTGAAGTGATTATCGAAGGCAGCGCCTCCGCCGGAGAGAACACCAGCGTGACCATTTACGTCAATCGGATAGAACCCTATTCTCAATTTGCGTTCCCCTTTCCGGTTGTAATAGGGGATGATATTATTGAGAGGAAGGTCCTTCAAATACCCCTGCAGTTCTCTGAGGGTGATCCGGTTCTCATCCACTGATTTGTCAATATAGTCGGGATCAAAGTTGTATCGTCCCCAGCCACTGTAGATTGCATCAAGATCTAATCTTTCATTGTTCTCAGCGTCCGGGCTTATTTCCTCCAGGCGTTCGATGATAGTAGTATCATGCTCGAATTCTCCAGGTATGAAATAGAACCCCAATTCTCTGAGGGAGCCAATGACGAAGAGTCGTTTCCTATTCTTCTGAAGGTTACCATAGCCATGATTGTTGATCCACTCGAAGTGAATATCATAATCGGGCAAATTCTCCATGTACCAGGCCCAATCCGCCACGATCAGTGATTTGGGTAGGTTATCCATCACAAAGAATTTTGGCCTCAGTTTTTGGACCGCCTCGATGAACTGAGGAATGTCTCCCTTATCTCCTGCATCGATTGCATTGTTCTTGTTGGCCCGCATATTAGAGAAGTTCCCGCACTCAGTGTGCCCGATGATAAGATCGAGATCCTGACATGCTTCGAGTTTCTCCTGGTCCAGGTCCTCAAATCGATCAATCATAAAACTACCGGGGAAATTATGTTCAAACGTGCCAGTATGATAGTACTGTCTCCACTCGATATTCCCAACTATGTCATATCCTTGGCGTTTCGCTCCTATGAGCATGGAGCCGACCCCACAAATCATTCCAAGTGCTTTCATATTAGTAGTTTGAATTGATTCTAAATAAATTGACTTGATACTTCAGGGACCAGAGATCACATACCTCGTCGATCGACATACCTAAGTGATGGAAGATATTAAGATATAACTCCCAGATCTTTTTGAAGCGGGCTTCAAATATGTACAGGTCTACGAGGTACTGAGACCGGCGCCATTGCCTGTTCTTCAGAAGATTTGCCGTTACACCCAACTGGTAAACAACCTTAAGGACTTTCTCATCGACTGAGCAGGAATTCAGTTGGATTGATGAAGGAAGATTCTTGAGGTTCCAGCCATAAAGCAAATAGAGTTCGATCAGGAAGTTGAACCCGTCAATCAATTCTTCTCTGAAATGATTTTCGTTCTTGCGGTCCTCCATTGCCTCCATGAGCTCCTCTGTGATCCTCCAGCAATACCTTTTGAAAACCTCTTGATCTTCGTAGGTGTCAATATCGAAGTGAGTGAATATCTCTCTCGCCTCGGGTTCATACAGAAACTTGATTTCTTTCTGTTTCTCGAATATCGTTTCAAGACTATATCTTATTGGGTTGAAGTCCTCGATGTTCATTCCTTATCCTCTTTTTTAGAAGTTGGTTCCACACCATTGTGGTAGTTATTCAGAGCCCCGATATAGGCTACCGCATCCAGGAGGTTGTCCTCCTTATGAGAGTAGGCTTCACGGGCCAGCTTGAGAGCTATTTGGAAGTAGTAGATGTCCAGTGTGCTTACTTCCTTGTTGCACAGAACGGTCGCGATCTTAGCGGCCCGTTCATTACATTCAATGAAAGGCCCGTATTCTCTTTCTTTCTCTTCGGACCTTTCATTGATGATCTGGTTCGCTTTTTCCAGAATGTTCATCCTTATTTCTCTGTTTGAGTTTCGATTGAACCTTCTTCAGCGGGAGCAGCTTCCTCAGTAGCCGGAGCTTTTTCTTTCTTAGGAGCTTTCTCCTTCACCGGAACCGGAGCAAGATCCCCGATCTTCAGGTCTTCGGAGTCGATCCCTTTTCCGTACATGTTACCATCTTCGGCGAGGATGCGGTACTGAATGAAGTTGTTGCGTTTGTCCAGGCGAACACCTTTGATGATGCCCTTAGTTTCTTCTTTGGTCTTGGTGCAGAGGAAAATGACCTCGTGACCTTTGTTCTTTTCTGCTGCGTCCATACGAGGAAGGATCTCCTCCTCAGTCAATTGCTTCTTCAGGGGTTTGGGTTCCTTCTCAGCTTTAGGGGCCTTCTCCTTTTTCGGAGCCTTTTCCTTTTTAGCTTTAGGTGCTTCAGACTGAGCCTCAGCAACATCTTGGCCTGAGCCTTCAGCAGGAATGTCTTCGTCGGTCAATGTGGTGTTCATGATTGCACCATCCTCAGAAGGATGTTCTTCAAGAGCACCGCGATCAACCAGTATCTCCTGGATCATTCTCAGTTCAACTCCTGTAGCAGATGAGCGAGATTTCTGAAGTTGTTTTGTTGACTTCCTTTTCAGGGTAGAGAGTTCGACCTCTGTCAGTTCCAGAGTGTCTACGTAGTCACGTTCAATGACTTCAGTAACTCGTGCCACGAAGGCCTCTTTTGTTTCTCCTTCTTCAGCGAAGAATTGAACACCGTTCGACAAGCGAATTTCTTTTTCCGATTTTGATTCAAATAATTGAGCTTTCATCTTTTTAATTTTTTAGAGTGAAACATTATGTAATTGATTACAGAGGCAAATGTACGACCTTTTTTTCAGATAAAAAAATTATTTCAGTAAAAAGTGAAAAATAATTTCGTTAAAAAGGTAAGTCGTCGTCTGGAGGATTACATCCTTTGGAGCTATTTGCTTGTAAACTAAGCACTTGAATGTTTCCGATCTCATACCCTTTCCGAGGATCAATCCTATCTATAGAGGCGGATTTTTTGGTCTTCCCCTTCAATTCAATGTAGTTTGTCTCTTCACAGAAGGTCCGGAACTCCTCTAAAGTGAGATTGAACTCCTTACCCCTGCGCTTGGCGTTCTGATGCAGAAGGTTGTATGTATACCCTATGGGGTTGGTCTCCTTCTGGAACCTCGCATGATGCTTATGACAAAACCTCTTCTTCGGAGCTTTGTTCGCCATGCACCTGTACGCCTGGCACAGGTGCGGCTTCTTGTTGGTCTTGATCTGGAACATTATCAAAGTATTCAAGTAGGTCCTTTTTCTTGATTCCGGTCACTCTGTAGTGCTTGTCATGAATCCGAACCTTAATTGGTTTTTTAATCTCGCTTATTATTTCTATATCGGTCTGCCCCTCCAGGAGAGCCTTCAATTGTTCAAAGTCTATTTCTTCCATTACAGTTCAATTTTATCAACAACAATTCCTGCTTGTCTCAATAAGTCGATCCCTTCAGTGATTCGATACTCCTCCGCATATACTACTCTCTTTATTCCGGACTGGATGATCAGCTTTGAACATTCCATGCAAGGAGAAACTAAAGTGTAAAGGGTTGCATCCTTACTACTGTTAGTCGACTGAGCTACCTTTGTAATCGCGTTAGCCTCCGCGTGTAGCACGTACGGGTGAGTCTTTATATCTGTATACTTAATTGTTTGAAAGGTCCTTGGATCAACAGAGTCAAGATAAAACTGAGCTGCTTCATTTGGATCGTCGAACCTTTTATGGATATATTTTTCAGGAGTCCAGATTGCTGCTACCCATTTATTTCTGGAGGCGTCAAAAGAAACGCCAGGATGCTCACAAGTATTTTCCATTCTTTGACTGCGATGAATTGAGTTGTATCTGTTTGAACACCATTCCAGATTGATCAACCTGTTGTCTTCAACATTGTAATTTATATGATTGACTTGAGTATAAAAGTCAGGATCTGGATTTTCTACAAAGGTACTCATTATGACATGAGATACTTTCCTTTGAATCCCCATGATCTTACAACATTGATATTTTCCTGAGGTATGAAGCCATTTAGAAATTGGTTCACCGTTCTTGAAGATGTTACCTTCTGTATCTGCTTCAATTCCGAGAAAATAAGGATGAGGTTTTCTCTGATATTCAATGTACTCACATTCGTTCTTAAACCCTGACACTGTACCATTGTAACCATCCGAGATGATCATTTGATCTTTGACTATGATAGCCCCGACTTTCAATCTTTTGGCGTAGGAATTCTCAGACCAGATCTGAGCCATACGCAAATACTGTTTGTCAAACTTTTCCAACATATTTCTTTATTTTAGCTTTGACTGCCTCCATCAATCCATCTTGTTTGGCGCTCTTACGATCCTGTGCCCTTATTACATCCTGATCGATTGTTTTGCAAGCAACCAATTTGTTTATGATTACTACATCTTCTTGCCCCTGCCTATCCAATCGGGCATTGAACTGCTGTTCAAGTTCCAGGGACCAAGTTTGCCCGAACCAAATAATGATGTGCCCACCTGCTTGGAGGTTCAGACCGTGACCCCCTGAAGCCGGGTGTATCATCATGACTTGAATCTTCCCTTCGTTCCAATCCTTTATATCCTTGTCAACTTTAAGTTCCCGGGGATTGTATTTCTTAAGTGCTACCTTCAGCCGTTCCATGTCATGCCTGTAGGTCCAGGCAATTAGAACAGGTTTGCCATTCGCGTCCTCAATCAGTTCCTTGGTTGCATCGATCTTCAGATCATGGACCACATGGAATTTTTTATTCTCATCATATACAGCCCCATTGGCAAACTGGAGCAGCTTATTGGATAGAGCAGCCGCATTCACTGCAGAAATTTCTTTGCCCTCCTCTATATCCGGGAACAAAGACAAGACCTGTTCGCGTTCAAAAGCATCGTACTTCTTTTGGATGTCAGGGGGAAATTTAATATCGATGAGGTTGTTGATCCTTCCAGGAAGTTTCAAATAGTCCTGTGATTTCATACTCATACAGATGTCCCCGATTTTTTCATGAATTCGTTGCTCACCATCAGGGGCCAGATCATAAGAGTAAACAACAGCCCCATTCCTTTTACCGGGTTTGAAATAGTCTTCCCTGTAGTGGCTGATGAATTTTCCGAGGCGCTTTCCTCGGTCAAGCAAATAGACCTGACTCCATAAATCGATCAAGCCATTTGGCGCCGGTGTTCCTGTCAGTCCGACCACTCGTTTGAATGAGGGTTGAACTCCTCTCAGAGCCTTGAAACGAACTGACTTCGGATTCTTAAAACTACTGAGCTCATCAATTACAAGCATATCGAATGGCAGCATTGAACCGCCATATTGACCACAGAGCCAGGCGATATTGTCTCGGCCGATTGTATAGATGTGAGCCTTCTCAGATAAGGCCTTGCGTCTCTGTTTGTCAGTTCCTATGATCTTCGCCACTTTCAAATGGCTGAGGTGTTCCCATTTGTCAATCTCTGCTTCCCATACACTTTCGGCTACACGTTTAGGAGCCACGACCAGGACGCTATCAATATCCAGTTCTTCGAACATCAACTTATTCACTGCAGTGAGAGTTGAGACTGTCTTTCCCAATCCCATTTCCAGGAACAAAGCGCAGTGGGTGTTGTCCAATATATGGTCGATCGACGTAAGCTGATAATCATGTAAGTCACTATATTTCATATTCTCTTATTATACTTTCAATTTGTTCTGAGGTATCTACGACCTCTACTCTGAAACCTAAAGCTCTAATTTTTCGGTGCATGAAAAGTTGAATCTTCCGGGGTTTCTTGTCCGTTGTCTTCAGTTCCACAAATAAGATCCTCCCTCCAGGAAAAAGGCATAGACGATCAGGGAGACCCGTAATATGAGCCGACAGTAGCTTCAGACACATACCTTTGAGCTTTACTTCTACGGAATTCTTCAACGAACGCTCTAACTTCTTCTCGCTTTCTATAATTTTCATACTCTTCTCTTGTTTCAAAGTTAATCGAGCTTTCGAGCGTAATACTTCTGCTTTCCATAGATCTTGAAATTTCTGGTTGAGTTGACCTGTTCCCATTCGTCCAGGCCACGCATAATGTCATTTATTTCCCTTGTCTTGTACCTGTCCATGTCTTCCTTATTCTTCCCAAGGCATTCACACCATATCTCCGCTATGCACACGTATACACGGTCTATGGAACCTTTCTCACTCAATGGATCTTCCATGTAAGCCCTCCTCTCAAAGATGTCCAGATGTTCCCAGTTCTCAGGTAGAAGCTTATTCAAATAGGCTTCGATCAATCCCCTGCGTTCATCTGTCTCACTGTGTAGTTTCTGTTGAACTGTAGCGATCGTTTCTGCTTCCCCACTCAGGAACAAAGTCTCACCTTTGCGATATAAGTGAACAGCCTCAGCCCATACCTGATCAATCAGGGCCTTATCTTTCAGGAATGATTTGAGCTTCTCATTGTCTACCAGTTTTATGTTGTGGAGGTCCACGGGCATGAAACGCCTATTTCCGGATGGATCTCTGAGGAACGTACTCTCATTTGTCGTGGCTATAAAAACACATTGTCTGAGGTATGTCTCCGGAGTCCTGGCATAAGCAGGTCGGAACATATCCTCTTGCTTTGAGATGAAGTGTTTCGTAGCTTCTATGTCTGCCTTTCTCAATCCGGATAGTTCAGCCATCTCGATCAACCAAGCCCCTTGAAGTTGTTCAAAAGCTTCCTTGCCCTGAACTGTGAGGAAAGTATCAGAGAACCAGTCCCGTCCCAAAGCCTTCAGGAAAGAACTTTTGCCGGTTCCTTGAATGTGACTTACTAAAGTGAGTACCAGGTCAAACTTGACTCCGGGATCAAATACCCGAGCCACAGCCCCTACCAACATTTTTCTGATCGCTTCCCTTGTATACACATTGTCGGCAGCACCAAAATAATCGATCAAGATCCGATCTACACGAGGGGTCTTATCCCATTCCAAAGATCTCAGATAATCGAGGATCGGATGGAAGTGGTTTTTTTCGAATTCCAAAGCCATGGAGTCTTCGACCTTCATTGCTCCTGATATTCCATAAATACTTTCGATGTAGTTTCTGACTCCTGAATAATCAACATTCTTGACTGGTTCTGGTTTGGTTACCTTACGCCAAGGAAGATTGCCGAACACGTACCTCTTACCATCAAAATCATTCTGCCTGAATAACTTCTTAAGGCGATGATCGTTGGAGAATATGAGGTTCAGGTTCGGAGAGGTTGACAAATAGTTTCCCTTTGAATCAACTTCCAGTTCCTGCATCCATTCAATATCTTCGTCCTCGACTGCCTGATTCTCTTCCAGGTCTTCCGTGAAGTCGTATTTTGCTTCTTGGATATTCTCTGAGGCTATTACTTTTTTGACAGACTTATCTCCTCTCGAAAGTTCCTCCATGGCGGCAAAGCTTTTAGGCTTTTGCCCCTGATAGGATTCATCGCTATCGAGGTGTCCGAACTTATGGATGCGCACCAGGTCGAACGCATTACAAAGCTTTCCCCCACATGGGTCTGTGCCATGATGTGAATAGGCGAATTTATCATCATAAACAATCAATCCGGCGGCCGTGGTGCCCTTTGAATAAGTGTACCTATCATCAATATCAGTTGGTAGATAAATGTCCTCCAGGAACTTGCTAATGGCCTCAGTGATGGAATAGGTCCGGCAGAAGGCCCCAACAATACCTTTCTTGTTCTCCGGGTCTTCCTGTTTCTTGGCTGAGTCTTTTACTTCCTGAAGTTCTCGTTCGGCAGTAGGCCAAAGACTCGAATCCTTCCAATCTGAATAACTGTCCAGGATCTCATCCACATCGATCCATGGACCATCTTGAAATTGAAAGTAATACTCTACGTCTCTTGGAGAAGACGGCCAGAACATAAGCCTGTTAGTTTCGAATGTAGTCTTATCGAATAATTCGATCCCCATCAGACCTGCGATCTGTCTTCCTGTTGCTACATATTCATCCGGAGTGCATTCTCTGGATAGTGGCATGATCAACCTGAACCTCGGGGAGGTTTCGCAGTGCTTATGTGTTGCATGCAGAACGGCGGCGTTACTGAACTGGAGACAATAGTCTTCCCAAAAATCCTTGTGAGCAAAGTCAATGTCCAGGGTCAACAGTTGTCTGTGAACTACGTTCTCAGGCTTGCGCCTTCCATTTCTTAAGTACCCTCCGACGTAACCTCCTACGTCTTTTATTTTCAATTGTTCCTCTTTCGTGGCTGAGATGAATTCCTTCAGAGTTTCAGTTGTCCGGTTTGTTTCTTTCAATCTTGTAACAAGCTCAGACCATTGAAATTTTTTATTCTTCCAGATCTTCGATTTGGCACTCATCCCTATTGCCAAATGTATTAGCCCGTCGTTTTTGATCATATCTGTTTAGTCTTTTTTATAGAACTTCGTCACATATCCGTCCGCCACGAGAGGAAGTCCCGGAGCCCATGGAACTTCTTGGCCCATTATGTATTCCATTCTTTTTAGTTGTTCATCCGAATCAATCTCAGGTACTTCGCAAATGACTTCGTCATGTACGTGCATCACCATTTTAAAACCTGCAGACCGGAGGGCCTGCATGGAATAAGCAAGCAGGTCTCTTGATATGGCCTGGACAATGTTCTCTACCAGTTTACCCCCGTATGTTTCTATAGAGGTCCACTGTTTAATTACTTGATCCATGCCTTTGAAGACTATGCTTTCCATTCCAAATTTATTGACCCCCATTTGAGGTTGCTTATAGAAAAGGCTCCGCCCAGAGGGGAGTTCAATCCTGAATATGTCACCATCATAGTGGAACCCCAAAGAACGAAGCCTCATTGATTTTCTTGTCTTGATAGTATGGATTGCGCAGGTCTCTACATCAGACCAGAGTTGAACTATTTTAGGATTCGCCTTTCTCCATTTTCTTACTACCAGTTTTCTCTCATGCGCAGGTATTTTGCCCTCCCGGTCCATTTTGGCCATTGCTCCTTCAGCACCCTGATACCCGAGAGCAAGCTCGGCCGTCTTTCCTCTCTGCCTCAATTCAGATCCTTTCGTTACTGATTCTATTGGCACTCCAAACATCATAGCCGCTGAGGCCTCATATATCTTACCATGAGTCTTGAATACATCCAGGCGCCACTCTTCTTGAGCTACCCAAGATAATACACGGGCCTCAATAGCACTAAAGTCGGAGACTGCGAATGTATATCCTTCAGGAGCGATGAGTGCGGTTCGAATGAGTTCAGACAGGACGTCCGGGATGTTATCATATAACATTGTGATCAGGTCATAATCTCCTGAGGCTACCACCTTACGAGCTTGATCAAGATCCTTCATGTGGTTCTGAGGAAGGTTCTGTAATTGGATTAATCGACCGGCCCAGCGGCCTGTTCTGTTTGCGCCATAGAATTGGAAGAGCCCGTGAGCACGTCCATCCTCGCAGGCGCAATTGAGCATTGATACATATTTCTTTGTGGAGGACTTTGACAGTTTCAACCTACCATCGAGAACCTCCGAGACAGCCGCATCATCAGACTCATCCAGGAGTTCAAGCACTGAATCTTTCGCCAGGGTATGTACATTTTTTCCTAAGGCATCACTCAGCCATTCCTTAAGCTGTGATGGGCTGTTCGGGTTCTCTACATCAGTAAGTTCTTTCATTCGTTCAGTGACTTCGTCTCCGAACCTATTATCAATGTCCACTGCATTTTGAGCCATCTCCAAATCAATCAAAACCCCTGCATCATTAATCTCCTGATCAATTATGTAGTTGGTTCTCTCAAAGTCAGGAAGTTCAAAGTGTCCCAACCTGTGATCTATTTCTCGTTCTGCTTCCACGTCGTTTATACAGTACAATTTGAATTCGTCCCACTTCTCCGGATCATGCCATGGAAAGTTCCTACTTCGCATATCATTCACCTTTGTTGGTTTGCAGGGGTTGCAAAAGTACCGAATTAATGCCTTACCTGTTGATAGTTTTCCCTTCTCTTCTAACTTCAAAGCCTTTGAAACCAGGTCCAAAGAAAGCGGAAGACCACAATATGCGGCTTTCACTGCGGAACAATACCACTGATCGATTGGAATATCGTAGCCATATTGACGAAAGGCGTTACGCTCGAATGTAGCATTGTGAGCCCATTTCTGTATGGAAGGATCGAGCAGACCATCGATGAACTCCTGAGGAAGTTCTTCCCCTTGTGCCAGGTCTATGATCCTGATTGGATCATCATCGAAGGCATAAGCTACCAGGAGAATCTCGAAGTCGAGTGATTGAGTGTATTTGTAAGCTCCTGAGGTTTTAATGTCCACGGAGCTAAAGGTCTCTATATCTATATGTAATTTCTGAGCCATGCTTAAAATTTTTTATTGAGCCGTGAAGTTCTTGGGTTTTCTTCCTTCCCGTTCTGGGTGACATTTAAAAGCGTTACACCCTTTAGCTTACTCATATTAGTAGGGTTACCGGGAGTCGAACCCGGAGCAGTGAAAAGTCTTGAAAAACACTGTGGCCAATAAACCCTATGATTAAAAGAGAGTGGGGATGAGCCACTCTCTTTATTGGATCAAAAAGCGAATTACATCAGATCATCCGCATCGTCTTCACTGCCGAAGTCCTCTTCAGCTGAAGCACCACCACCGGCGAGACGTTCTCCATCTTCCAGCTTCTGAAGGTTGTTCAGACCGCAGGCGATTCCTTTGCTACCATTGGAGTCGTAGGCGTAGAAGTTGATGGATGCTCTGCCGTAGCAACCTGAGTAAAACTCTGATTTGTCCATGATGGGATTAAGGTCCGCATCCACGATCCCGGGCTTGTTGGAAGAGTTGGCATTCACGAACATGGCTCCTTCGTAAACTTCGTCGTCTTCTCTTTCCTCATCACCGTCACGGAGAGGAGTCTTCAGGTTCTTCGGGAGTTTACCACCCCATTTAGAACTTTTGCCTTCTTCTGTGGCACTTGCGATGGCGGCCTTAATCTTGTCCAGTGTCTTCTTATCCTTTTTGGAAATGATCAGAGAAACGCTGTACTTGGGTGTTGAACTTTCGTTCATTGCTTTCGGTTCAAAAACCTGTGCGTAACTGAATCGCACCTTTCCGGTAATTACTTTAGTCTGTGACATACTCTTATTTATTTAATTGCTTAAAATTGTTCCGTAAATGTACGGATTCTTTTTCAGATAAAAAAATTATTTTAGAAAAAAATGAAACTATATTTCATCCTGGAAGTCCAGGCGAGCCTGTTCGATCCCCATTGCCGGCCTTTTATCAGACACGGGAACGAGTGCAGGTTTGCCAGGAGGGATGACAACATGTTCACCAAGGACAACAGGGAATTCTTTTTTGCCGACCAGTTTCTCAATAGCGGGAATGCCCGCCAGTTTCGAAACCATAAATTTGTCCGCAGTGTATTTCAAATCGAGTAGGGTTGTTGCGACCTGAGTCTCATCAATCCATCTCCTCTGTGATCTACCCTCGACAACTTTATATCCGGGCCATTGTTTTCCCTTCAGAGCTTCAGCCAGAAGATAATCACCAACAGCATTTGCCCAATCCTGTAACATTGGGATCTGAGAAAACACCTCAATCAATTGTTTGTCAGTAAGCAAGTGAGGGTCTTTGAATTCATGGCGGGCTAAAGCTATATTCTTTGCAGCCAGTGTAGCACACATGGCTTTCACCTTACACCATTTGCAGTGGTCTCCGGCCTTCTGAATGCCTTTTCCTTCGTAGGCTTTAGCCGCTGCAGGCTTGACCGTTTTGTTTCCCCATTTGATCAGGTCTTCCACAGGTATCTCCCATGATGATATATGGTCCAGGCGAGGCTGTACGATCGTCATTTTGATAGTGTGGATGTCATACATAAGTTCAAAAGAGCGGAGTGCTCCGGAACCATAAAGCATGAGTTGCGGATTCTCTTCAGCATTGACCCTGATACCTTTCCCATATTTCAAATCAATAATCTCCAAGACTCCATCAGCGATCACACCTGCATCACCTGTACCGAATCCCTGTTCTACCAGGTGTGAGAAGTCCAGGCGTTCCTCAATCATCAGAACTGCATCAGGTGTTTTCTGTTTGGCCTCCGCGAGCGCCTCCAATACATAGGTTACATACTTGTCGACTTCGTCCTCCATATCTTCAGTATAGAGCGGATTCGATCGAAGCTTTTTGATCTCCGAGTCATACACCTTTTTAGTGAGTTGACCCATAGCGTTCCGGAGGTTAATGTCTCCGAATTCGTGTGCGAGTGTCCCCTCCTCCGCATATACTGAGGATGTGGATGGAGAGGACTCTTCGAACTTCTCTTCCAGTCTTGCACTTGGTGTACAGACCAACCATCGAGAAGCTCCTGAGGCAGAAAGCAATGCGTGCTTCCTGGCCGAGTGGTTTACGTCCGCCATTACTTCAAACCATTAAGGAAGTCCACGAACTCAGGATATTTGTCTTTGGCCAAAGCCGTTACATTGGGCGCTCCAAGAGCGGTCAATTTGGTCTTGATCTCAGCCCTTTTGTTTTCAACCTTCTTTGCGAGCAGGGCTCTCACCTCTTCGATTTTGATCTCAGGTGCATCATCCTCCTGGGTTTCTTCCTGTGGTGCAGGTTCTTCCTGTTTGGTTTCTTTTTTAGGATCGGCTTTAGTCTTTTCAGCTTTTGGCTTTTCCTGTTTAGGGGCAACAGCCTTTTCAGGGGCTTGAGCGATAATCTGTGGAGCTTGATCTCCGGCCAGGGCTGCAACTAAATTGTTGAGCGCTTCTACTTGTCTTTGGTCCTGAATATCAATCACGACCTTCACTTCAATCTGTGTCATACGTTCTTGCTTTTATAATTATTAATAATAAGATCCAGTTGACTGAGATACTCACTCACTGGTGTAGATCCTGAATGGATGATCGACTCATGAAACATAGAGTCTTTGTGGAAGATTTTAGTGACCCAGGACTCGGGGTCAAGTTCGGCCTTGAATTCACCATTTGTGAATACGTGTACGCCTTTACGAGCAACAGCCTTCCAGTTTTCCCCTGAGAACAATTCAGAGATTTGGAGACCGGACATAAGGGCTAACTTGCTGATTTGATCAGCGTCCAGAACACTCTTCCCATTCATGACTCTGTTCAAAGCCAAGTCCGGGTACTTGTTCTTGGGGAAGAGTTGGCGGGCCACCTCTTTAGTGTCCAGCCCCCGGGTTTCGATTATTTCCTTTACATTAATTGTTCTCATCACGTTTTAAAATTATGGATTTGAATTATAGGTGCAAATGTATGGGATCTTTCTCAGATAAAAAAATTATTTCAGAGAAATGTGAAACTATTTTTACGGGTAAACAATGCCACAATCCATTGTGGCAGGTCTAATCATTTCTAATTCAGTCATTTAGGGCCGTGATTTTGGCCTGAGAAACAATAGAAACAATTTTTCCTATAAACCCTTATACGTGTTTTATCCGTTCTTATACCCCCTATATTCTCCATATTCACTTATTTAAGTCTTCTATAGGAATTATTGTTTACATTGTTTATTTGGGGACTAACCTCCTGAGGCTGAATAATTTGAATTGACCACAATGCATTGTTTACATTGTTTACTATTGTGGTCAGAATTTTATATGCAAACCAAGTTCGACACCTTTCTTCTGGAAGTCTGTCAGGTACTTCGCCTCGAATCCGAGGTTGTTGTAATATACACCGGCCCCAGCGCCTACGTACCCGAAGGAGTTCACAGAGGTTGACAGGAAGGGAGTGAGCACCTTTCGCCTCTCAGTAGTTATCTGTTTTTGTACAGGTGTGAAAGTATATCCCCATTTCTGCAACTGGTTGTATTGAACCTGTGCATCGACGATCATGGTCCCGAGTGTATCACTATCGAACAACGTTTCCCTGTAGCTGTTCCTTTTTATGAACTCGGCAATGATCTGAGCAGTGTCTACAACCTGAGTAATGTATTTAGGTTCTCCCGGAACCCTGATCGTGTCCGGTTTCATAGGCAAGACAGGATCTGCCGGAACCTCTACAAAATAAGGGACCGGTTGGGGGATTGTATCATGGATTGTTTCACCTTTTATGTACTCGATCTTTTCGATCGGTTTTGTGGTCCATCTTCCGGCCATGAATCCAAGGATCAATAAGAGAATCCCTATAATGGTCCATTTTCTATTGGTTTTGTCCATGTGGCTGAATTATTTATATGTGATGAATATCTTTATATGGGTTGAAACAAAATAGGGCCTTAAATGGCCCTATTTTCAATCAAATCAATTAAGCGTAAGTAAGGGGTCAACTATACGATCTCAATCTCAACTTCCTCTCCTTTTTTTATAGCAGACTTCAAGCGCTTGACTAACTCATTTTCATACTGAGTAGAGTTGATCACTTGGCCTTTGACTTTGTTTTCTCCTACCAAGATACATCCTGCAGAGTCCTTGGCTGTGTTACCCCGATGGATCAAGATCCCTTCAAAGTGAGGAACATCTAATAGACGAGGAAGTTCTCTTTTAAATTTAGGTGAACGATTCACGATCACTTTATAAGTTCCAAAAGGAATAGCTGTTTTAGCATAAACCTTTCCTTCTCCCGGATCATTGAGGTCTCCATCCTTATTGTGGTCCCTGTTCTTGTCTTCCAGAGTGTCACAGAATCGGACCCCCTCAATGCTGAGAGTCCCGATGGTGTACTCTTCAGCAAAAAATCTACGCTTCAGTTTTAACTTCATGATGCTTGTTATTTATTTCTGTTTCAATAGTTACTGTGGATGGTTTTTTGTCCGGTTGGTTCATATACTCTACAACAGCTTTCACTATCTCAGAAATATCATCCTTATTAGTGATGATCTTCCCGGCCATATTGGCTATACCTTCTATACGAACTTTGTCTTCAGCCTTCTCATAAATACTCTTGATCTCGATCAGGCACACGCCTATTGCTCCGACCAGAGTGATGATGGGAAAGATAGGCCAGTTGTATTCGTAGTATTTTTCTAAATACCACAGTGAACTCATCTGCATGGCGTCCACTACAGTAAGTGCCAATAGAACGTTGTAATACCTGGCTATCTTATCGACCGTCCGTTTAAAACCATAGGAGGAACGAGCTATGCCATTCTTTTTGGCCTTCCGAACTCCACTCCATAAATCTGCCATAATGGCAAGCAGGACCATTAAATAGATTCCAAACGTAATCCATAGTGTCACGACTATTTTCTCCATTTTATTTAATTAGTACGTTTATACAATAATTCTATCTATTTTTTTTTTTTTAGTTCAAATAGTTCTCGACCTGCGTCGATATTCTTCTTCGTAAATCTGCTCAATCTCGTTCATAATTTTTGCTACATAGATTAATCGTGACACAAAAAATACTACGCATGCCGCTGATATTATTACTAATGCAATCATTTAAATTCAATTATAAATTCACCTAAATAGAACCTAGTTCGTGACTTGTCGAAACCTGTAATTACCGTTTTGCTCCCCCCGCCAGTACATACATACTCCCATGTTTCACCTTCATCTCTCGAAATGTATGTAACTCCGTAATAATCTGAACACAATAACACGCTTCCAATTCGTCGCAGTTGATACAAAGCGTTCACAGCAGGGAGCATCAACTTCGATTTGTTTCTATCGTCAATGTCTGATATTTTGAATTTCCAAATACCAAATGAGTTAGACACGAAGTCTCTGCCCCTAATTTGGGCAAGCGTGGTATAGATGGCTGGTTCGTCAGAAGCCCATAATACATCGTTGTTGCTCGTAAGGTACAAACCGAGCGTTCTTTGTAATCCATTCTCCGATGAATTAAGCCTGAATACACTATCCCGCCACAAATCTTTATTCATGTTGTTATAATCGGCAGGGGTTCTTCCTGTGTAAGGTTGAATATATACTAACCATGACTGCGGATAAAGCTCTCCCGTTCCCAGCACTATTCCGTTCCCGAATTCTGTGCAGACATGAATATGACGACAAAATATATTATTGTCCGGGTTACCAATCACGTCGTAAAGTGTTAAATTATTACCTGACTTAGAACGCACCTTAAACATAACCCCATTCCCGCCAGTTTTTGAATCTGCGGTATTATTAACATAGCGATTCCAATCCGTATTACCTGAATCACCTGTGATCACGACGGTGTCTCCGATATTAATTTCTGTCGCATCAGCCACGGTTGCAACAGCACCGTTTGCTTTACTGAATGCCGTGATTGCCACTGCGTCCCCATAACTGAAAATATCAACTGGCTCTTTGTCAGCTTCCGATGGGATAATATTATACCGCACCTTCAAACCTAACCCACCTGTATAATTGCCGATTATGTTAGATGTATCAAGAGGTGAGCCATAGCATATATCAGTGTGATACAATACATTTGTGCTGCCCCCCTTTATGTAGCCGGATGAAATTCCAAATTCGTATTGAACATATACATTCTCACCGTCCTCGGTGTAGTACAAGCGCGCCGGACTTCCCGTGTCACCTAAACAATCTCCGTAAGCTGCGAACAGCAATCCTAAACCGAGTTGACCTCCAAGCCCTTCAACCCGGACAAGCCCGTTCAGCCAAGTGTAGAATGCAGAACGCTCTGAGAGATTGAGAGGCTCACGAACCCGCCACCTGGTTCCTGAAGGGTCTTTATCGTTGTCATCAGCCAGATAGTGCGTTTTTTTACCATACAGCCCCCAGATGTTGGATTGTTTCCAATTAGTAAATGTTGAATCGGTAGAGTAATAAACTTGATTTTTATTATTAAAGAACATAGCCCTCAAACCATTACTTGTATTGAATATTACAAATCGCATCCTGACGAAATCCGCAATAAGTCCTGGAAAATTATCTTCTGAAAATTCAATGAATTTAGCCCGTTTAAAATCAAACCCTGATTGTGAATAATAAAAACCTGGGTATGGTGTTGAGTAGTGATAAAATATGCAATGATTCTCAAACATTGCTGCAATTCGGTAATCTGACATTACCCCGTTTCCTATAATTGAAGCACGATACAAGTCATTGTCGCGAACAACTTCACCGATCGGTTCTTTGAGATAATCGTCGTACTTTATGATTAAGTATCTATCTTTTGAATAATCCCAAAGTGTAGTATGCTTGACCATTATTGCAACATACTTGCAATTTTCGGGTGTTTCGAAATAATTCTCCGAAACCTCGCCAATCTTACGCTCTGCATAATCATACAGCCACAATCGACTTGTAGAGGAGTTGGTGCTTCTACGCCCCTTGACATACGCCGTCGAGGGCTCAACAGGAATTAAACCACTAAATATACTACCCTCCGAATTTTCAAAACTGACTCCATTGTAAGTTAATTTATTATAAATAAATTTTCCTCTGTCAATATTCATGTTAATGGCTCGCAAAAGCTTGTCTGTATTATCTTTTATGCCTATAAACGCATCCTCCGTGTCCTTAAGTTCAATTTCTTTAAGAAAAAAGGAGTCTACAACATCTAATGTATTATTACGCAAAGTTGTCGCAATATAATGACAATTCCCAGGTGTCTTGAAAACTTTTTCAGCATTAGATGTTCCCTCAATTGTCACATTGCTACCTATAAATTGTTCATCCTTGTCAAAATATAGTATCCTGTTATAACTATCATTTCCCGCAGCATCATTTCCCCGCTGATATACTCGTCCTGGCGAAACAGGAATAAGAGGGGTTGATACTGACAATGACGCATAAGCGTACATGCCTGTAAGTGGCTCTATTCGTACTCCACTCATGAATTTTATGCCCAACCTCTTAATTATATCGCTTTTATATACCGTGTTTATTTCCCTATTTTCAATGTTGACATTTACACGACCACCTATGTTTGGTAAGCGTGGGGTCGGGTCGAATGACTCATAAGCGGTGCTAGATTCACCGTATTCCAATTGCAAGACGTCGGAATACGCATTGCTGAATGTAATTCTGAACGAGTTGCAGTCAGGAATCTCAATCACACCTATGGCCGGATTGTTAATTGCTTTATCGGGAATATATACACCATCCTTGTAGAATAAAATCCGCGAAAGATCCTTGTTGGTATATATCTTCGAGAACGGGATTACAGGAATCTTATAAGTTGTTGAATAGCCGGATGCCGAATATTCAACTCCTGTGGCAATATTCAACGCTGTGTCAACAATAACATTTTTTTTATTAAACAGGTTTTTTCCGTGATGGAAGACAACAGGCTGGAATCCATTGTTGATGCCTTTGTCTATTCTGTTAAGAGCTCCTTGATTGATAGTTGACATAATATTATTCGTTAAATGTTATTGTTTGTGATTTAAAATCTCCAGTGCTGTTATTGTAAAAAACAGATAGCAACACGTATCCCGATGACCTGTTATACCTCATCGATGTCACGCCATACGGACCTATCTCTACATTAGAAATAGAGCCGACATCTCCATCAGGCCACGTGATAACTCCCCCGGTCACGTTGCCAGCCCCGTCAAATATTGGGTCAGTTATTGAGAATGCCTCTGCCCCCGCCCATCCCAAAATATTTTCACCCGCTAATTGAACCACTTCGTCGTCGACTTGTTTCAAGGTTTTAGGGTTTGTTCCGTATCCGTGATCAGCCTTGGCGTCCATTTCTGTCTTTAGAAACTTTGTTCCGGTCCAAGATCCTGATATATTACTCAGTACAGCGAAGCCCCCATCCAATACGAATCCCCCGAAGTTAGCGTAAGTTCCTTGAGTGGATGCTATGTAAAACACAGGTCCATCAGGAGATCCTGGAGCGGTAGAAGGAATAGCCACACCTTTATAAGAGGCGTTTGCTCCAACCTGATCTATTATGGAATTAAGAGTAGACTGAAGCAAACCCCCCGTGATTTCTTGGTTTCCATTAGTCTTAATTACTGCAGCAACCGCCGCTTTTAAATCTGTCCAGGCCATGTCCTTTATATATTAAAATCGTCATTAAAATCACCATTGAAGTCTCCTTGATCACTCGGAACGAAGGTCCTTCCTATTTTCTTGATCACTGTATTACATTGAAATTCTATTTCTACAGCTGCGAGATAGCCTCCGTCTTGCCATTTAGGAGTCATGAGGAACTGATCAATGTCATAGACCATCCCCCTGCTTACAATTTCCACAGTGTCCATCATCCGGATGATACGCATAGCATCCAGGAGATACTCAGGAGCCAGGAAATTAAACTTATATGTCTTTTCACTTATTTGCTTTTCAACGAATTGAAACCCGTCCCTTTTCTCTACCTGTTCTTCGAATTCATAGTCAGGCCTTCCTATTTGAGTAGGAAGGTAAACATGGAAGGCGAAACCATTCGAGAAGTCGATCCGGCCATTATCATACACCAGATCCTCCGAGTCCCTGTAGGATAACCTCAGGCAATTGTCTAAGGTCCTTGCCACTGTGAAAATTTCACTGTACCATGTTTCTATACCATCCGTGATTTGAAGGTAGTAGCGGCCTTCTGGTGTCTCTGTGGTTAAGAGTAAAAGGCCAGGGTAAACGATTATGTCATAACCGTACGAAGCATAAGACCGAACAGCCATTCCATTCGAAACCAACTGAGAAGTGATGTTTGCAACAGTGGTTCCCCTCATGGTCTTCAGTAGAACCGAAGTCACTGCATTTGCTCTGTGCTCCCTCAGGATTTGAAAAGGAAGTATTTTTCTGTCCGGTGTGAACAACGGGAAGACTTCACCGAAGGCATAATCTTTCCGATGGTTTTGCCTGGATAGATCCGAATAAAAGGGCAATATGGATAAGTTGTTATTCGGTGTCATACTTCAATTCTATGTCATTCATTCGACTCTGCAAATTTATAGATAATTTTTCAATCTGTCCGTCTCCCAGGTATGTTTTTATAAGCTGTAAAGGGTTCGGATCGTCTAAAGAAGGAAAGGACACTTTTTGTTTCTTCTTTCTCTCTACACCTTGTACCCAAGAGTAAGGATCTTCGTTGATGGTTACATCCGTTGAAGGAAGATCGTAAGTCCAGAAATTCGGGTGCAGGTATATGAAACTCATCAGACCATTTTGCAACCGTAGTTCAGCCCCATCAATAGTTCGTTCAATATACGGAAGCTCATATCTGTTATTTGCGGAACTCCACACGGCCCCAAATAATGCAAAACCGTCTTGACTTATAGCCCCAGAGTTTAGAAGCATGTAGTCAATGTCTGAAGTGAAAGCTGAGATGTTTACATTCTCGATTTTTCCTCTCTGGACATATTTAGAATTGATTTCTATCGGATAACCTGCAAAACCTTCAGTCACATCATCCATCCATCCGAACTCATATCTCTCAGCCATATCAACTTTGTCATAACTATATTTGCTTGAAACAAATCCCCATGGTTTTTTGTTCTTTTGCTGTATCAATGCAGTGAGATCAAATGAAGTGACTGGGGTTCCAGAATATGCTCCCCCGTTCTTGAACCATGTCACGTGTTCAATTTTGAACTTATTGTCTTCGATATACCAATAGAGTTGCATCGTATCTCTAAGCATGGCAAGAATAGCCGACAGAGTGACAGGTGCTTTCTGAGCAGGCTGATCGTATTCACCGGCGAGTATGTTTGACTTCTGAGTGATCATGATTCTGAAAGCTCCATAAGTAATCGGGTTCGTGGTTCCGTACAGAAATTGGCTATAGTCAGAAGTTCCATCGTGAGTAATAGTCGGATCGATGATATTAAGCAAAACTCTGATTGCCTCAGAGATCATCATGCTATCTTTCATCATATATGACTTTCGGCCATCTTCTTCTATGATCCAGTCAAATGCCTCAAAAGCAAACCAGATTGAACTGTAGCCCCAGGTGCTTCTGGCAATCGGATAGAACTTAGCCCCCCAAAGTGTATAAGGCATTTCATAGTACATCCCATCATCGGCCCTTCCGTATTTAGTCGGGTTCGGACTTGCATAGTTATAAATAGTAGCACAGTCAATGGCGTACCCAATAACTCTTTTGTAGTTCCTATTGTTTTCAACTATATCATTTGAAGGGATGGCATAGGTGTTCAATCCTGAAATAGTTGTCACGTCCAGGAGGTAGCGCATATATACCTTAAGAGGATCAAAGGCATATACATCAACAGACCCGACCGCTCCAGAACCTGCTACAGCATCCAACGTACAATTATTTGGATCATTCACGACCGAACCGTGGAACATTTCAACACTCGGAGACACTTGAAAAAGAGAGTACTCATACACTGTGTTCCCTGTTGGGTTCCCGTATCCATCCTCTTCAGGATACGAAGATTGAGTCAAATTATAAATGTTGTTCCGACCATAGTTAGTAGATCCTGTCTCTCTCACATAATCTCCAATCAAAAAGTTCTGAGAACCCCCAACAGTTCCTCCCCCTGATACTGTGAACCTGTACAAGGTTGAAGCCAGCGCAAAGTAATAAGTATTGACGAGTGCGGCAGTGTCAGTGATTGGCTCGTAAACATCTTGTTCCCAGGAGTTCCCTCCAAGGAAACAACTCACTACAGAGTCTCCGGGAATATAGAGTTGAATGAGAGGTCTCTTATCGATGCTCAAAGGTGTTTTCGCCGGAGCCAGTTTCAAAAGGTCATATTCCTTTTCAAGACCTGCGAGGACTTCATTATATTGATCTCTTGTGTTCAGCTTGACCTCAATCTTTTTTGAATCAAGATCAATCTGACAATCGGACCTAAAAAATGAACCCATGTAGTAAGCATTCCAAGTCAATCCCCCATCATTACTTTTTTCCACCAGGACAATGTACTCGGTCTCGAAGGACTGTGCCATGATCCAATCAAAATCAGCCTTCAGGAATTTCAAAGACCCCGACAACTCAGCTCTATAGAATCGTTGTTGCGGTTCCAGTGCGTAATCTTTGGCAAGATCCTCCTTATATCCCGGACTCACTGAGTGACCATTGATTGAAAATCTGTACTTAATTAGCATTGTATATTCGTCTTAAATTTTTATATGTCTCTATGATGTTTCCCTTCCCATCAGTGAAATATCGGCGCTCACCCTGTTCCTTGATCTCCCGAACATCACCTTCCAAAGTCCTGAGGTCCGCCTGAGTGTTGAACATACTCATGCTCATGCCCCCTGTATCGTAAGCCCCAAGATATTTCTGTTCGAAAGTTCCTTTGTTCAGGGAGTCGATTATTCCAGGAAGTAGCTTTCTATATTTACGAGTCTGGGACTTCCGGATGATTGCCAAAGCTTCACCCCCTTCGGCCCTTCTGTCTTTTCCATCCCTTGTATATCCGATCGGGATGTCATTACCTGAAGCATGTGAACCTCCTTGGAGAAATTCCAAGCCCCCTTCACCATATTCTTTTTTAGTAAGCTGAGAGGCTTTGATCTTGGCAGCGGCGAATGATCCCCACATTAGAGCGGTTCCTGCGATTGCCAGTGCTACGCCCCATGGACCGGTTCCGGCGAATGATTTCCAGATCCCTGCAGTGGCTGTAACAAGTGAGGAGACCTGTTGTAAGGTATCAATAGCCTTCTGAGCCTTTTGAGCTTTCTCCTGTTCCTTCAATGCTTTCTCCTGGTTCTTCTTGGCGAGTTCCAATTCCTTCTGAGCCATCGCCACATTGGATGCGTACCCCTGATTTCTTGCTTCGATCTCTGCGTCCAGTTTCTTCTGTGAAGCATCAACCTCTACATTGGCAGCATCTACAGCCGCCTGAGCAGCATCCACTTTTGCCTGAAGGAAATTTTGAACTTGATCAATTGCGAAAGCCGTACTCTCTTCGATCGCTGCTTTCTGATCATCATCAAGGTTCAGACCCACCATCGAATAAATATCAAAATTATCTTTCCTGGATTTTTCCATCTCCTGGTCAATCGCCTGAATCGTGTTCTTGAGGGATTGGATCTGGATTGCAGAAAGCTGAGATTCCCCTCTTGTGTTTAGTTCAAGAATTTTTTTCAACCGATCTTTTTCGGCTTCCATCCGAAGCCTTGTCTTTTCAGCTTCGGTTGTCTTCAGGATGTCAATCTCTGTCATACGAAGATCAAATTCATCCTCAATGTGATTTACCTTAGAGTCATATCTTTTTTTAGACTCGGCCTTCTCTGTTTCGATAACTTTGAGACGGTCTGACTCTTCTTTATCCCTGTATTTTTTATTTATGGATTCGATCTGTTTGTTCTTCCACTCCTCAAGTTTTACAAGGTCTAACCCGTAAGATATAAACATCTTCTTTTTCTCCTGGTAGTTCCGTTCAAGACCATCTAATTCTTTTTGGTGCCCCTCCTCTTGTATTTCATAGAGAAGATCACTCTTCCTTTTTTCTATATCTACTTGTTCCTTAGCTGCTTTATCTGCGGCATTGGCCCCCTCTTCATAAGCGTCCTCGATCTCTTCTCCGATTATTCTCACCGCTCCAGATTGCCTTTCAAGCTCTTTAACTACCTCCCCGGACTTCATCATGTATTTATCCATGTTCTTCCCGGTATAAGCATTTGCAATATTCACACCTACATCTTTAGCCCGTTGTCCAACTTCTACAAATCCATTTACAAAACTATTTTTTATTTTATCCCACCCAACACGAGCCCCTTCCAGATCTCCTGTAAATATTGATTTGATAATTTTCCCCACCCCAAGGAGAGAATCCACGAAGGACTTTATAATTGTGGCTATGTTCCCGAAGGTTACTTTAAAAACGGATTCAATTGCTACGATCGATAAACGGAATATCCGGCTTTGTTCGATCATATCATTCCAGTTTTTAATGTACCACTGTTTGAAGTTTGCCATAGCATTCAGAATCTTTGTCAAGATCTGAACAAAGAATCTACCTATTTTAGTCAGAACCCCTCCCCCATCCTCTACGGATAAGAAAAGACCTTCCCATGCACTTTTGAGAGCTGTAACATCACCCTGGAGGTTATCTTTCATTGTATCTGCCGTCCTGTTTACAGCCCCCTCTGCGTCCTCCAAGGATTCTGTCAAGGCATCGATTTTGGTAAGATTATCCGCAATAACAAGTCCGGCTACTGCCCCCCTTTTCCCAAATAGTTCCAGAGAAACCCCGGCCTTATCTTGGGAGGAATTTATCTTTTGCATGGCTTGTTCAAAAGTCAATCCCTGTTTTGAAAGTTCAAGAAATATATTTCTTAGTGAAGTCCCGGCAGTGGATGCGTCAAGACCTGCATCTGAAAGAACTCCCAACATTGCCGTAGATCTCTCCAGAGATACATCGTAGGTTTTAGCTACAGGAGCAATCTGGGCCATGGCTGTTTCAAATTTTCCGAGATCGAGAGCAGATTTATTGAAACTCATAGCCATTACGTCTGCAACTCTTTGAGTCTCTGATGCGTCCAATCCAAAACCCCGGATTGTACTTGCTGCAACCGTTGCACTTCGTGCAAGGTCCTCCTTTGTAGCTTCAGACAGAGCTATGATTGCGTCTGTGGCATCCAGGATCTCAGTAGTGGTGAATCCTAATTTTGCAAGTTCTGTTTGTAATTCCCCGACCTCAACAGCTGTCTTTGTCGTGGTCCTCCCCAGATCTTTGGCGCTCTTACTTAAGTGGTACATCTCTGTTGCAGAAGCCCCTGTGATAGCTTGTACCTTATCCATCTGTGCCTCAAAACCTGATGCGGTTGATATTAATTTTTTTATAGCTACCCCTGCAGTGACAAAAGCGGCCAAAATAATCCCTACAGGTGTGGCGATAAAAGCTTTTGCAGCCATGGTCATAGTTCTGAACCCTGTTACCACACGCCCCATAGGCCCTGGCATCATAGTGAATTGTTGACTCATTCCATAGAGACCTCTTTCATATTGACCCACCTGAAGTTGACTTTTCCCCGTTGCTTTCTGCAATCGATTCATTTCCTCGTAGATTGCTTTAGTCGATTTTTCCAGTTGCTGCCCTGTAGTAGTCCCCTGTCTCTGTGCTTGACTCATTTGATTCAATCGAATCTTGTTCAATGAGTATTGAGCGGAAAGTCTATTGTATGATCCTTCCGCAGCAGAGTTGAGTTTAGCAGTCAGTTTATTTATATTGTTCTGTTCCTGTTGCTGGATCTTCAGATTTGCCAATTGCTTGGCCGTCTCTGATTGGGATTGTTTTAAAGCGTCATAACTTTTAGACAAACGTTCCGCTTCAGTAGCGCCTCGCTTAGTTGTCTCTTGACCCTCTGATGAGGTATTGTTCACCTTTTTCATTGCTGACTCCAATTCCTTGGCGGCATTTACAATATCGTCCCGCATCTTTGAATAAGTAGACTGGACTTGTTCAAGCTGTTTGATCAGGCCCGAGATACTTTCATCAGGTTGGATGAAGTCACTATATTTAATGGGATTGTCTGCCATGATTCTTGCGGTGTTTCTTTATATATTCAAATGAGTTATAGAATTGAAGGACTGAGAGCTTATCTATATCCAACGATAATTCGTGAGATAGGAACAGGCACATGTCCTCAAATTGTCTGTCATATTTGATTTCTGTACTCTCTTTGCCCGAGAAGACTTTTGGTTTAGCCAACGTAAGCAGGAAATCATCTATTTGATCGATCTCCTGCTTGTGGTCGGCATTACGTATGATAGAGTCAAGTTGAAAGAGAATTCGGAATCTCAATTTGTCATGATATTCCTTCACTGCAGCATCATCGAATTGACCTGGAAAGTAGAGGTTTATCTCGTTATCAATTTTTTTTTTAACCGACTGGAGTAGCCGGTTGAAGAAACCTACAGATGTCTCACCCAGTTGTTTTTGTAAAAATCTTAATTTCTCATCCGAAAGATCAGAGTTCTCAACCCCATCTACTGACTTTATCAACACCATGAGGGCTAAATGTCTTACATTAGTTCCTTGGGACACTAAATATAAGGCTTGCCTGAGGTTTTCTAATTCCATGTTGGCGTTGACCTTATCAGACAGCTCCACAAATCTCATGATCCTCCCTATTTTCTCATTGATGTCATTCAGGTCACTTCCGACACCGGCATCAACGAGGAGGTACTTATTGAACTTATGAAACCGCTTGATCGGGAGTTCGTCAATCGAATCATAAAGCTCTACCTTATATTTTCCTATTTCTATCGTCTTCATATTAATAGTCTTACAATGGGACTTGCGAAGATGGGATAGAATAGTACAATCCAATCTCCATCCCCAAAAGTAAATAAAAGAACTGAGAGGACAAAGCAGATCCAGAAAGAAATACAAAAGTCACAGTTGAACATCTTTGAGATCAATTTAGGACCATATATTTGCCCTTTTTCCCTCCACCCCAATTTGGTTATCAGGAGAAGAATAAACGTGGCGGATAGGGCCAAAAGAATCACACTCTCGATCATATTAGCACCCTCCTTCCATGAATAACATTTCTCCTTCGAATCTCATGCCCCCATAAGGTTGCATCATGTATTGACTATCGATTTCCTTCAAGCTGTAGCCCTTATAAACGTTCTCAGGCTGTTCGAATATCTGCCGGATGTCAATTCTTCCTGTAGTGAGCCGAAGCTCTCTTGTGATCACTTTTACGATCTGCTCCTTTAGAGCTTCAGTGTTCCGGTCCTTCTCACCCGGAAAGATCTTATCAAGGTTGAACCAAAATACGATCGAGTATTTCACCTTCACGTTGTTTTGGGTGTTTGGCCTGAAGTCCACACTCTGAGGATCATCCACAACCACAAAGGAATAGTTCCCCAATTTTTGATCAGGGAGGACGTTGATATAAGTTCCTTTGCCGATATGCACACCGGGATAAAAGTAGTTTTGTTTCCCCTTCAAAGTGACTAACTTCTGAGCTCTCCCAAATGAGTAGTTCAGCCACGAAAGTTTTGCCTTCAGACCATCCTGGATCTGAACCACTAACTTATCAATGAATGCCGGATCTTCCGGCTTTGGAACTAATGGTATATTCATAATCTTTTAAGTAATTCGTTTAGTGCCGGCTTGACATAGTCAACGGCGAATTCATGAAAATTTTCATCAGTCAATCCGAGGATGTCTTCCCCATACCCAAACATCAGTTCTTCAGTCTTCCAGTCAGAAGCTTTGACCTGGAACCCATCAGCCTGGAATTCAATGTAGAATGATCTGTGGAAGTCTCCTTCGTCCCTGAGTGTCACACGGGATGTAGGTTGACCTTTCAATTTCTTGATCTCCACAGTGAGAGCAGCATAAGGGGCAAAGCTTGCTATCTCAACCCCTTTCCTCGTAATACCTTTTTCAAATAGTTGATCCTCGGCGTTCATATCCAGGATGATATTGTCATTCTCTCGAACAACCTCTTCGATGACTTTTGCTATTTCGTCTTCGAAGCTTTTCAACCTGGATATGAGTTCGTCAAGTTTTTTCATTACACAGTTCTGAATCGGACCCCTTTATTGTTGCAAGGAAAACAAACCTTGCTCATATTTGCAGTATCAAGTTTGACAGCTTCCATCGCTTTCCCGAAGTTGTAGACCAGACCACTTTTCTTATAGCCCTGACTGTCCCCATCGATCTCATACATGATGTCTTGACGGGAGAAGTTTTGTTGGGCCCTGCCGATGTTGAAGTTTGGATTGTAGGCCATTTCTCTGAGCATGTCAATTCCTACCTGAAGACCAATGATGTTCTGGAAGGCTCTCCTCTGCTCGAGAACAAGATCCGTGATGTCGCATTCGATTGAGATCTGTAGGTTGATTCCCCAGTTTTGAGTATAAGTATAAAGGTTCGTTGCTACGTCCCAAAGTTCCGGTTTATCTTCCCCATCAACTTCAAACTGACTTGTCTTAAAAGGATGGACTTCCAGGAACCTGCTCCACACTCTCCAGTTTGCAGTCTCTGAGGCATCGCAAGTTGAACAAGGTTTAGCGCTCCAGTCTTTATTCTTATTGATCGCCTGAACTGTTGGATCAAGATCCATTTGTTTGTAGACCAAGTACCACGAACCTCCTGCATCAGTTTCATCACTGAGGTATGGAAGGAACAAATCATCTTGGTCGAACCATTGCATGCCTGAATTGCGGATTCGGTCCAGTGTTATGATCCTCACAGGATCTTTTCGGCTCGAGTGCATCAGGTACAAAGTCACAGGACCTTGACCCGTCATTTGCAATCCGATCTTTTCGATCTTCAAAGTAATACCTTGAGCTCTGATCGGAACCAATTCAAAACCTACCAAGTTTGTACCTGAAGGGATGAGGTCCGTGATCCTTCCTGTGCCATTAAATAAGGTCTTACTCTCAAGGATGTTCTTTGCTGTCTTGTCTGACATTTTCTCATCCCAGAAGGTCCTGATGGCCTTCAGGATGCTTGCCTGAGTCTTTTGTTCCAACCATTCAGAGAATTGATCGAACCTCTCCCACTCAGTTGTATGAGTCTCAGGACTCAGACCAATGTTGGCCATTTTTGCCCTGTAGTGTTTCCCTGTATCTGTCACCCGGTCCCCGATCCGGTATTGAGTCTCAACGTCCCAAGCAGGATAAGTGATGAGATCAAAGTTCGGAGCAATAGACTTTATATTGGGGAGAGTCAACAGAGGATGGATCTCCTGGAAGTATTGACCTGTTTCACTTTGAGTCAAACTATCTGAGATAGTGAACTCAGACACATCATGGTGCTGCCTCCACCCCCATAGGTGTGAGAGCCCTGTTTTTATTTCTGCCGGTCTATACATATAGCTTTTGTTTTAACAAAAAAGGGAAGGGCGCCATGGCCTCTCCCTTTCTTAATGATTCACAGACTTATTAGTGTATTACTCTGCCGCCTCTGTCGCCAAAATTCCATTTGCTCTGAGAGCCGCAAGAATGTTATTTACAACGGGGGCAACCAGATCGACCGTAGCTTCCGGCGCCAAATCAGCTATAGCTGTTTGGGGAGTAATCACAGCTCCAGCTGCTGCCTCAGCTTTTGAAGTGGCTACTGATTCAATATAATTGTCAACCAGTTCTTTAAGAACGGGACCGGGTACGGAGACTGCACCCTGTTGGGTGCAATCCTTTTCAATAAGGGCTTGCAATTGTGCTTTGTTTAGTGCCATTGTATTACTGTTTTAAGAGGTTAGACAACTTCTTGAGTAGGAACAGGGTTCGTGTCAGTGTTGGCGATAACCACCTTAGCAGCATCAGCAGCAGTCTCAGACAAGATTGCAAACTTCATGATCGGCATAGCGATCGATGCGGGAGCAGAGTTGTAAGGAGTGATGAAAGCCACGTCAACAGCAAAACCGTAGTGCTCTTTGCGAGCTCTGGTAAGGTCAGCCGTAGCAGCTCCGGCGATTGCGTTGTAGTCACCTTTACTTTCGTAGAAGTAAGTACCAATCGGGAAGTTGAGCATTGGCAGTGTATCTATACCCCATTCAGTACCATCGGCCATACGAGTGTTGAGCAAAGACTCACGTTCGAATCTTGTCAAGATACCAACAGAACCACCTTGAACAGCGAACAGGTTTGCGAACTCACCTACACCATTTGCCACTCTTGTTGAGAAGTGCAGGATCTTGTCACTGTACTGAAGCGTTTTGTTCTCAGCGTTGTAGAGGTCTTTCTCAGCCAATTTGCGGATGATCGACTCAACTCCGGCGTTCCCCAATACGTGGATCTCTCCGAAATGGTCGTTTGCGGCCATCATCGGGTTGATGTCTCCGATAAGGTTCTCGCGTAATTTCCAAGGAGCCTGAACTACGTTTCCGGTTTCAGTGTACTGAAGCAGATCAGCAAAGACCTGAGATTTGGCAGCCGTAAGGGCAGCCACAGCAGCGGCGTCCAGGGTTTCGCCGAACTTGTACAGGTACTTATTGAACTTACGTTCGAAGTCCTGTTGCATTGAGATTTCATTGTTCATGAACATTGCCGGAACAATGGTGAATCCCCATGCGTAGGTCGCGAATGTAATGGTGAACATCTGAGAGGTGTTCTCGCTGTCTGCGATAGTCACCGATCGAGTGTTCCCGATTGTTACCCCGCCGTCGTAATCGATTACAGGGGTCTGTAAGGTATTGCCAATTGAGCTCTCGGCCTTGGTCTTAAGCTCATCGGTCAAAATACCGGCAGGGTCTTCGGATTGCTGCATGAACAAATTCAATGCACCATAACGGCTGGGGCGCAATTCATTTTTGTCCAAGTTCCCTTTAGCCCTGATGTTTTGGATTCTTGTGTTAATTAAAGACATAATCTAAATTTTTAAGTTGTTAATGATTGCGTGTTACCCTTGCACGTTATAATCTTCTTCACAAATGTAATTACTTTTTTCTGAATAAGGAGAATATCCATTCAATTATTTTCGTATCAGCCACCCCGTTTGCAGCTAAAGAAGCTCCAAATCCATAAATGAGGGCCCAATACCATGTCAATCCATCCAGAAATCCTAAATGCAGGAACCAGCCAAACATTGTCATGGCAATACCAGTTACCCAAGAAAGTAATTGAACCAACCAGTCTGGTGTCTCCTTTGTCTTTCCAAATAGGTTCTTCAGGAACTCAACCACTACAGGGATGGCGGCCACAAGAGCTACGAAGGTAGTGAATGCAGTTTCAAAGGCTCCAGGTATTTCTCCCGAACCATCCTGAGCAAACAACAGAGTTGTGGGCAGGAGCATGATCACCATAAGCATTAAGATTTTCATAAAAGTTTTCATTGATCAAATCGTTTTTAATTTATTACAGTGGGACCCTCCTCTCAAAGGGTCCCGTTTATTTATCGAATAGGAAGTTTAGCAACTCCGTTTTCTTCTCTCAATTTCTTCTGCTTCTCAGCAAAGGAGGCCGAACCTCTTGTTTCGCCGTTCTGCATCAGATATTTGACAATGATCTCGTCTGCTTGTACCTGAGTTTTAGCTCCGGCAATATCGACGATTTCAATTGTATCTACTCCACCCTTTCCGGGTTCTTCGGTTCCGGTTCCTGTGGACTTCTTTCCTGGATCGAGAACCTCCTTCAGTTGTTCACTGATAAGTTCCTGAGCAGTGTAAGGGTTGAGCGAGTTCGCTTTGTTACGAACGATCTCCCCTTTCTCATCTCTGAAGACCATGACTCTTGATCCTCCAGCCTCCACCCAATCGGGTTTGTATGTTTTCAGGATCGCGGACTTAGCGGATGAAAGCAATGTCTTCTGAACGCTCTCAGGATAACCGGCTTTGAACTTCAGGCCTGCAACAGCTTTTTCAAACTGTGTGTCAACCTGGATGCTTGTGATCTGCTGAGAGAATTCCTTTTCCTTATTGCCCCAGGCCTGTTTGTCCGTGTCGTACTGAGTTTTCAGTGTGGCCAATTCAGTTTGAGCATCTTTCAGCTGTTGGCGGATGACCTCATCCCCTTTCCCTTCTGAGATCTGTTGTTTCAGATTTGCGATCTCGGTTTCATATCCTGTGATCTTGTTCTGGAGCTCAGTGGCTCCCCCGATCTTAGCTTTGAAATCCCCGAGGACACGCTTCACATAGTCATAGGATTTTTCACCCTGATTCTTTTCAATACCAGTGACAGCTTTTACATCCTCGTCATAACGACCGTGGAGTTCTCCGATTTTAGTATTGATGACCTGGTTCTCGTCATTCACTGACAGAGTGGCGATAGCAGTCAATTGCGCTTCACTGAGTGTGGCAAGATCTGCATTGGCTTTGATTACTTCTGGTGTAAGTGCCATAATTTTTACCCTTTAAATTATGATTAATAAATATGGTTTTTACAACTTCAGTGCTTCAGGGTTCCACATGATTTCCATCGTGTAGCCTAAGCCTGAACTGTTCTTCACGAATGAATTCCATTCAGCTACTGTGAATTTCTGGATGTACTCCTTTGAGAGTTTCTTTCCCGACTTCGGATCGAATGCGGGTTTGTCCAGTTTTACATGGAAGATATCTCTCTCAGATTCTTTAGGGATGTAGGTCCCATTCTGAGCGGCCTTCGTACGTGCCTGATTCTCAGCCTCTACCTTCTTCAGATAATCGGCTTTCAAATCATCAACGGATTTCTGAGCGGCCTTAATACCCGCTTTGTCCTCCGGTTTCACTCCTTTCAAAGTAGCTTGAGCCTCCAAGTACTTTTCCTTGGCAGTCTCAGTAGCACCTTTGGCAGATTCATACGCCTTTTTGTTCTTGGCGATCTCTTCAGCCTTCTGGGTTTGTGCCTCCGACTGGGTTGTCTTGTTCTCTGACATACTCTTTAAATTTTTCGTTTATAATACTGATTTTTTTATCGAAGTCTAATTGAGAACCGAACTCGATGATGTTCATGTTCTCCCTTTCGAACCGATCCACAAATGTAGAAAAATTAATTTTAATTTTAAGTGAATCCAGGTTTAAAAGTTGCTTATCCTGAAGTTTCATAAGCTCCTCGAAAGTGAAATGCCTGTACGGTTCAAGATGCTTCAGAATGAACATTCTTTGCATCTCCTGTTCGTCATTCCTGTACTCGGTCTCGATGATCTGATTTTGAATCGAATCCAGGATGGCGTCACTGGCACCATTTTCTTTGGCCTGTTTGTACTGAGCATAGAGGTCGTCAACTGAATAGATATAGAACTCAGTGCCCATTGAAATGGAACTACTCAGGAAGTTCTCCCCATACCTTAATAGACAACAGGTGTCATCTACGAATTTACGGGCAGCTTCCAGGTTACCCTTCAATGAATTCAGAACACTAACTCTACTTTCAAAGTTGGCTGTGACCTGCATCTCATTGATGCTCTGTTTCTGGTTAACGTCTCCGCCTGTTCCTACCACTGAAGTAAAGACCTCAGACTTCAAACGATCCACTTCCTCAACGTTGTAATCCAGGGAGGACTTATCAATAGTAGTGATCTGCACTGGGTTCCTGAGGTCCGGATCATTTCCGGTTGGTACAGGTACCTCAATGAATGATCCCACTCCTGCAAGTCTCTTATTGGCACACACAGGACATTGTTCTACGGTTCCATCTCTCAACACCTTGTAGTGTTGATCCTGGTTCCTTAAATATCCCCCATCGCAATAGTCTCCCGTTTCGTTGTTCTGGAAATCACAGTCGGCCTCGTACGCGCTATATATAGGATATGGTGCGTAAAGGTCCAAATGCCTTTTACTGATTGAGAAGAAAAGCAACCAATCTAAGTTGGCTAATTGTGGAGACAGAGGAGACCTTTTAAGCTCCGGTTGATTCTGGGTCAATTCCGTAGACCAGAAGAATCTGGCCGGGCAATAACCCAATCCATGCTCGCGTTCAATAGGATCGCCGGAGATGTTCCCATCTTTGTCCAGTTGTATGGTCCTGTAGTAGGTATCGTCAAAACAAGCAATCTTATTGCCTGGTTGTCTGAAGATGATCCACTGCAGAGCCCCCTTCTTGAACTCGTAATCAATTACATGCTCAATCCCCAGAAAATAAAAGTAAGGGTCTGGATAGTCCCCTTTTTGTTCCTCAGGCAAATCAACTATCAACACTGAGTTGATTGCTGTCTTGACTGCGTCCCATCCTTTCTTTCTCCAGATCCCAGGTTCTTTGAGGATCTCCTGTCTGTACCACTCCCAATCATCCTTATAGGTCGCATCAGTAAACTGATAATTGACAGAAGGATTCTTTCCATCAAATACCCGTTCCAAGTCATTGAAGATCGAGTTCGTGAGTTGAATGGTCGGTGTAGGAAATTGGAAGAGACTCACAAACACTTTGAACTTGTCCTTCGGGATCAAAGTTTTCACCCAATCCAGAAAGACAGTCAGTGGCTGTGATATTTCCGAAGGCTCCATAAAGCTTTCGGCATGGAACCGTAACCGGTTCTCATGCCTGATCGCTTTCTTAATCGTTTGAGTCTTCTTCGGACCTTTTATTCTTTCCCTTATTTCGCTTACTTGTAAGGCCATTCATTTCGTCCATTTGATAGTTTGAATCTTCCGGGAGGTGCCACCCTCCATTGTCTGGCATTCTCAGAATTCGCTCAGCATGATTGATCTCGAATTCCTGTTTCTTATCTCCTACCTGGAGAACTACTCTATTCGTTCTTTCCATGGCTCAAAGATTAAGCAGGTGTTGCAAGATCAGTCAAAGCGTTGAAGTCGTCCGGGGTGATCAGATGCAAATTGTCTGACCAGTTAGGGAAGAACTTCCATGAGATGACGTTCATGTCTGGAGCCTCGAAGCCTCCTAAAGTTTTATCGCCTACGAACAGAGACCCAATTGGAATGGGGCTAAATTTAGTAGGTGCTGAAAGGCTGTCAACCAGACCAGCAATACGACCGAATTCATCCACCAGGTAAACACCAACATTCTCACACATGTACTGCTTAAGGGCAGCTATAGTGGCCTGAGAGGTACGAAGGATGTTTGCAGTGAAGGAAGTAGGTTCGCGGCCGATGATCAGTTCAACGCCTCCGAGAGTTTCGTTCCCTCCGCCATAAGTACGGGCTGCACCAGGTTCAGTGGTTGGAGCCTGAAGATATGGAGATTGAACGACCTTGGTGCCATCAGTCGCAGCTAATAGCGGAGTCCAAGATGCTTTCGTGTCCGGATCGGCCGTGGCGATCACGAACTCATTTTTTGTGTTCCCCGTTGAAAAGATCCGTTGAAAGATAACTTTCTGAACCTGTCCAAGGGACTCAGGGCACTCGCTCAAAGGAATGCTCGGAAGAGCAGCGCCAGTCGGACAATTACAAAGTAAGCTCATTGTTCTACAGTTTTAAAATTAAACATTGATACGCAAATATAATCCATCTCATCTGAATTACTTTGCAAAAGTATATATAAATTTCTAATTACGCCGCTTAATTCCCCGTTTTTGTTTGTGCTTACTCATTTTTGAAGTAGCCAAATATCTCATTGGGTCAATACAGTGGTTGAACGCATCAACAGGTTTATTCAGTGTCTTGCCTGTTTTGTCCTTATCCCACATATATTTCCGAAGTTCCTTGATCATATTGGTACTACGTTTTGTGACGTAGAATTCTTCTTCCTGGAGCACATCAATGCCGAAGTTCACGGAGTCAGGTCCTTTGTCTGCAGGTTTGATCTTGAACCCATATCTATTGATCTCAGCGATGGACTTCGGCTCTGCAGAGTCTGCAATGATGTAGTCAGTACCTCGAACCCCCAGGGACTTCATCATGTTGGCTATATCCCCGTTAGTCATACCTGTCTGGAAGATCAGCTCATCCCAAATGGTTTTGCCATTCCAGTGATAGGCAGCGATGAGAGTAGTAGGGTCATTGGTATATCCAAAGTCGATCGCATAGCCAATAAGTCTGGCCTCCTTTGGTATATCATCCACCTGCCTCCAGTTCGTGAAGATAACACCCTCTAAAGTACCAACCAGACCAAGTCCGTAGACCTTCCACCAGTTGTGCCAGTAGTAGTTCTTTATATTGGATATGTTCAGGAGGTCAGGCATCTCAAGGTTGGGATCAAAATAAGCCTTATCCTTGGCCTTCTCGATCTCCCTGATGATTGACTCAGATAAGGCCTCATTATCCCTATAGGTCAAGATCAGTTCTTCGAAGTCCGGATCATCATGGATTTCTGTATGATACCAGAATTCATTTGATGGATTGAAGTCAAGCCATATCGTATCACTCGTACGTATGGACAACTGATGATAAGTCTCAAAGGGGATGTTGCTACACTCGTTGATGTACAGGATATTTCGTCGAGGTCCTCTCACTTTGCCTTCCTGATCGGCCGAGAAGAATTCAATATAGGAACCGTTCGCGAACGTGTACGTGAGGAGAGTCCTGTTGTAGTTGGCGTCGTTGTATCTTCCTGTCGCTTTCATGATCTTGAGGAAGTCCTTCAATGCCCCTTTCCTTAAGTGCGGGATTGATTCAGATACGACAGAGATTTCAAGGCCCGGAGTCCTTGCAGCCTGATCGATCAATATGGGCAAGATCCCAAATGTCTTTCCTGCTGAAGTACCTCCAGGAACACCACGGATTCGCTTCTTTAGCTTCCGAAGCTTTTTGATTGCCGTGGTGTACTGAAACCCATCGATCTTATTAATCGTCTTCGCCATTTCCGAATAGGGGTTGTTCCTCTGTCACTCTGATCTGGGACTTATCAGCAAGGCCAAGATCTCTGGCAATGATGTTGGCGTTGAAAACTCCTGAGGCAGCTCCTTCGAACTTTTGTGAGTAGATGACAGAATCTATCGAGCGTATGACGTCGACAAACTCTCCATATCTTCCATCTCGATTTAGTTTATAATCATCGATTCTGGCGATCCATCCTTGCTCACTTAAGTAGTCTTCAAAGCCCTGCCAGGTGAATGGTCTCATCTGTTTCAGCTGAACGATAGTTCCAGCCATCTCACCCCCTTTGATAAAATCCTGTTTGTAAAAATGGTTGTTCCGGGTGCGTTCAAAATACTCACATGCCAACTCCCAAAGCTTCTTGGGGGTGAATGTTTTCGGCCTTCCTACAGGAGGATTCTTGGCCCTCCATTCCCAGTAGCCTTCGTCCCATGGATTCAATGTATTCTTCTTTGCCATGATTTTACTATTATAAGTTTATTCGCAAAAGTACAGAATCTCTCTGAAGAAACTATGTTTCACGACCAATTTCCTTACTCCGTCCCCCTCCAGAACCATTGACCACAATAGAAACAAAAATAAACATGTATTGTGGTCAATGTAACCTCCTGAATGTCAATTCATTTACCCCCTCTGTAAACAATGCCACAATAAAAATGCCACAACATATATACACGTGAGCACGCGCGCACGCGTGCTATGCACCTAATTATTCCTATTTATTCTCTATATTCACTTATTTAGGTCTTCTATAGGAATTATTGTTTACATTGTTTATTTGGGGTCTAACGTACTGATTCACTGAGATTTGGATTGACCACAATGCATTGTTTACATTGTGTACAATTGTGGACAGAGATGAGGCCCTCCAATTAGTACCCAAAGATGGATTTGAAGACCTGCCCGATCGATCCTC